CCAAGATATTCTGTACTCAATTGTTCATAGCCTTTGTTGCGTTTAGACCTAATCAACTTGTATAGATCATCATCGTCATCGACTATTTTACTACGAAGGGTACCGCCGCGTCTACCCCAAAGTGTCAATACTTTACCCAATTCATTGGTATCAAAGTTGTATTTTCGCAACTGTATTGCGATCCAAACCTTGTCGTGCTTACCTTCTTTGCACCAACCAATAAAACTATAATCTACCATTTTACTTAAAAGGCCATGCGCTATTTGGGTCTAGTTTCGGACGGGGTTCTAGTTTAATGTTTTCTTCAATGACTACATTATACTCGTCGCCGTCTACGATGTCAACATTGAACGGACCCAAAATTTCAACATAATCTTCTTCTACCACCCAGTCACTAAAATCATATAGCCAGGCAGCACCCGATCGCTCAAACTCGTCATCGGGGTCTCCGTTAAACCATTTATCTTCGATCTCGGCTTTTTCCTCGTCGGTGAAATCATCGTCAAATTCAAAATCGATGCTGATACTGTCATCAAGTTCAGTACCCCAGCCGATACCTGGATCGCATATGATCCATTTATCTTCAGTATAAACAGGCTCCTCAAATTCACGGAAACCCTGTCCCCAACGATAAAGTTCACGCACTACAAAACCTCGGGTGTTGCCCTCTGCATCGGTTTTATAAGCGTCATAAACAGCCGTGATAGATTTCTTATCTACAGGTTTTATACGATATAGTTTTGCCATGATTATTTGTATTCGTAAGTATCAAACAAGATGGTTCCGCCGATCACGAACCACAATACAGCCAATCCTGCATCACCCTGCAATAGAAAATTCACGCCTGACAACACATTCAATGCACCAACCGTGTAACCGATCGGCTTGCGATTACGACCAAACCATTCGAAAAATTTACTCATCATTTTCTCCTTTAAAAATTACCAACTTGAATTGTAAAATACTTTACGCTTCAAAAACAATTCTGCCTTAGCATTAGTGCAGAAGTCTAGATCCTGCTCACGATAATAATCATCGCTTGGATCACCGAAAAAGAATCCCTTAGTCCCTAGTTTGGACACTTGACCTGACTTGATATCTTTCTCAAGTTTGTCGATATCTTCCCAAGTCAGTTCAAGTTCAACACCATTGAACCCAGAACCCCAATCAGTTTGACCTGCATCATTGGGCTTGCCTTTATTTTCCCAAAGTTTCTGCATCCAACCTTGCAGATTAGGATGCTTACGCCAGTATGCTAAGTCCTGCCTACTAGTATCATCGTATTCAGTATCTGCCTTGCTAGCGATATATGCGTATTGATCAAGTCCCATATCTCTTCCTGTTAATAGTCGTTTCTTTTTCATTGCGCCTTTTCAGTCGCAACCTCTTTTACTTTGTTCACGCCGTTGTCTAATAGTTTAGCGATACCGCTAAAACCTACTGTAGCGACAATGATACCAAGAATGAATCCTATAAAATATTTCATAACACTTTTACCCTATTGAGTTGGGTAGTGTTGTTATCCTGGCGTTTAACATTACCCTTGATTGACAAAATAGTGCCAGGAGCAACATCCTGCTTGTAACTGAAAAACACAGCCTGATCGCTAGTAGTGATACCAGTCAAAAAGTATACACCCCATTTCTGACTGTAAACTGATTTGGTGACTTCGATAGTAGTATCGACCTTGTCGCCTACAGTGCCGAGATAACCACCTGTTGCAAACTTCACGCGGCGCTCACGCTCATCGCGGGCAACACCAGACAGATAACTATTTGGCAAACTTGCTACAACAGCAACATCATAGCCGTCTAGCAAAACTTCCTTCTGTAGCAACTCCAACACGCTACGGTCAAAATTACTCATGTACTCGCCGGTAAGCAACTTGAATGTCTTGCCGTTCCAGTAAGTCTTGACCTTCTCAGCCAACTCACGGTCAGCGTCGGTGATTGTATCGAGGTTATCTAAAAATTGATAGACCAACTCACGATTACTAGGCTTGTAAATCTCTCCTTCAAGACCGGTACCACCCGCAAACTTGAGATATGCCTTGTTCACTCGTTGCGCGGCACAGGCAGCACTCAGCAACAATAGAGTATCGAACTCTCTACGAACCTTGGGTTGGCGAGCCATGTTGCTCTCCTTAGATCAGATATTCAGGACCAGTCCAGCGAACCTTGCTCAAGTCGCCAGACAACACATTACCGCGAGCCTTGTTACGGGCGGGGGCGGCCCAACCGGCTGCCTTGAGAATGTCGCCGGGCGCAAACTTAGCGTCCTTGCCCTTGACGATGAAACCCCAGACACTAGAGCCGGTCACGACCTTGATGTACTTGCTACCTTCGTCAAAACGAATACCGTTGATAAACTCATCAAGCATCTTAGCCTGAATTTCAGTACGGGGCTTACCGCTAGCGTCCTGCCAACTATTGTAGTTACTGATAATCTCGGTCTTGAGATTGTCGAGAGCAGTTTCCATTTTAGTGTCGAACATGAGAGTCTCCTTAAATCAAACTATAGATATATTATACTACCGGGTTTACCCAAAGTCAAGCCTTAGCCGACAAAATTATCTATGACCGAGACAAGATCCTCGGCATAGACATCTTGTACAACCTTGTCCATCTTGACTTCCATCTTGCGAAAACGAAAGAATTGGACTTCATACAGATCAGGAACCGGGTTGTATTTGACATAGACAAAGCCCTTGTACGGAGTCATGCCTGAGGTCTTGAACTTGAGACCGTCGCCCATGTTCATGAGGTCCTTAGCACCCCAAGCGGGCAATGCCATTGGGTCAAGAGTCTTAATTTGCGAAAGAATCGTTTGGGCAGTATTCATTTCTATCTCCGTTTTCTCAGTCTATATGTATATTATGCTCCCAAACTGACCCAAAGTCAAGCCTTTTTATCCATTATTTTCCGGATATTTTGTTGTTTAAAAACAACAACTTACACTTCCTTTGGATCCACGGCGAATTCCAGTCTGGCCATGCGCCCTACATAGAGTTTCCGTTTCTCGTTATAGTCCATTTCCAGTACCTGATTGGTAGGAAATCTGACCCAAATGCGGTCTCCATCGATATCGACAATAGGGCAATTGACACCTTTGCCGGCTTCGCTACGGACTGTGACAGCCTCACCTTTACGCATATTCAGTCTCCCGTTTATTGGCATGCATCAGTAGAGCAGCCTGTGCCTCTTCTAATTGCTTGCAGATAAAGTACAGGTCTTCTTTGGCGATATCCTCACCCTCATGTGCGAGTACGAAACTAGCCTGGCTGAAACGCTCGGCGACCTGCTGTAGTGAAAGATTATAATTAAACTGCATTAACTGTACTCCTTTTACTTCATAAGATAAGTGCTGATGATCCACTTAGCACGATTGATCGCCTGACGGCTATCCTCGGCTCGCATATAATTGACCTCACCATACTCGGTGTTGATCAATTCCTGCGCATCACTAAGTATGCTCATAGCCATCATGCCAGCACCACTGAAACGAAAAGTCAAACTTTGCTCGACCGCTTCACGCATCTGAGCCTCAGTGCATCCGAACATGCGAACCTGACGCTTTTCTTGCTCGGTCAAACCATTGTAAACTGCTGTAGTCATATCAATCTCCGTTCGTTCAGTATGTGTATATTATGAACCCAGACTGCCCAAATGTCAAGCCTTTTTTACGGATTTTTACAGGAAAAATGTTGTTTAAAAACAACAACTTACATACCCGTGGAAAATGGGGACTAGCCCCATTTTTCGTGGAATTTCTTTAGTGCTAACTGTCTAGCAAGCCAAAGCCTGAATTTAACATAGTCACTAAGGTCTTCCTCATCTTCATCACTATCGAATCGAACTCTATAACTCTGATTTAACCTAGTAGATATGATTGATTCATCGTCTATCTCATACCAGTAGGGATCATCAGATAGATATCGACCAATACGATTTGGATTACTTCTTAGCAGTTTCGGCTTTTTTATCCTCGGCTTTAACAGCAGGCTTTGCTGCCTCGCTTTTTGCAGGCTCAGCCTTTTTGTCAGCAGGCTTGGCTGCGGGTGCAGTTGCGGCTGGTTTGGCTTCAGCCTTCTTTTCTTCTTTCTTAGCAGGCTCTGCGGCGAAAGCAGTTACAGCAAAAAGACCAGCAATAAGTGATGCGATAAGTTTCATGGTTTTTCCTTTATAAAAGTGTAGAGATATACCCTACACTTATATAACGCATGAACTCATCTAACCGTTGACAGTAATATTAACCGCCACGCCCACTTCTGCGAACTACAGTAGCACCACCTGTGCCTTTGCTTACTTTACCCTTCTTGCCGTTATTAGGGTTGAATTGTCCCCTGTTGTTTGCCTGTATAGCCTTTTTACGGGCTAGTATTTCTGCTAATTGATTTTTTGATTTGTTGTCTTCGCTCATGTTACTATTGGCCCCTCTTTAAATGGTCTTTGTAATTTGTAATTCATTATGTTTAGATTCTTACAAAAGATGCTTGTGCACCAGGCATGATAGTTATTCCATCCTGGTCCCCAGAAATCGATACGCTTATATCCATGATCAATCAGATGTTGCTGTAGATGATTATAATGCCAGCGATCACTATTATCTAAAATGATGACTGTATCTTCGTTAGCATACTCTACAGCAAATACTCCGCTCAATGATCTAGCCATACCATCTAATACAATGATGTCAAAATACCCTTTAGGATATTTCGATATAGTGCTAGCATATGCACCGAAATCATCATTCACTAGTCCGTGCATGATATCATGATCTCTATTTTCTGTGAATACTTGCGGAAAGTTTTGCACAAAATCATTGACGATATGTGACACTTCAGGATTTACTTCTGCATTTGCTTCAACAAGATGAATGTTAGCATCAGGTAAATTCTCTCTAACTCTATTCATCCATTCAGGATTATGTTCTACGCTAACAGTTTCTCCTGCTCTAGCGTTAAAAAACATAGTGCTGTAGCCAGATCCATATTCAAAAACTTTTGTTTTTTCTGATACGATATCTTTTATGAATGCTATCGCAGGAAATGTCATCCAAGGCGTGATGCCATCTTGATCTTCAGGATAATCATTAAACCAACCATTTGGTTGTAGATAAAGATAGGCGTGAGTAGTTAAGTGTGAGTGTAAATCTGAAGGGAGGTTCAGTTGTTTGAATCCCTGTATCTCTATGCTAGTAATAGGTGTCTTCATTTTTTAATCGATTCAAGATAATCTTTTATACCGCCATACAAAGTAATAAGCATAGCGATCTTGCTATCATATATCCTTATATATGCTGATTTGTATAAGCGGTTCTTAAAACCTATATAGTAAGGACAACTGATCTTTTTCCCCAGCGTGACTCCTATAAAGGGATGATCCTCGGCTGACAATGGAAAATCGAAATCAAAATATTCAAGATCAAGCAGGCTGAATACGGTCATGCCTTCTTCGTTCAATCTAAGACCTTCTGTAGACCTTCTAGTCCACCACCAACGAAAAACTAATTTTTCTATCGGTATTTCTTTATAAGGATTGTCGTCTGGAAGATTGTTGTATATCGCTTTTGTTATTGCGAGTTTACTTTTATTCTTCATCAGGGTAAACGGTTCTACCCGAGTTCATGAATACCACAGTAAATTTATCAGTCTTGAATAGACCGTTAAGTTTGCGGCATAAGTTTCTAGCATGTCCTGGATTGCTGAAACTAGTCTTCTTGTATTTAGGAGCCATTTCGTTTGCTAGATAGTGCTGGCTCTTTAAGTTGATAGGTTGGCCATCATAAAACACAGCCCAGATTCCTGATGCTTCTACGATCTGGTCGCATTTGTATGTCTCTTTATCGACATGTTCCAGTATTACTTTTGGCTGTGTTCTGCTCATTTAAATTTGCCACCTGTTATCTCTACCTTGATGACTTCTTCCTTATTGGTGTTCTTATTGTTTATCTCATGTAGATCAGTCAACAACTTAGCGATATCGTCCCTCAGTCCCCTGGCATCTTGCATGGGTAAAACTAGGTCTTTGGCTCGTTTACTGTCTAAATGTGATACTTTATCTAAGAACTTCTTAATATGCATCATCTTAGTTATTTATATGACTATTTGCTTCATCCTCAGACTTATATGGACCATCATACGGATAACGCTGGATAAAGATGTATTTAGGGCAAAAAACTGTTTCCCTATGACCATTTTGATCGATATTGAACCAACCCGCTACATGGAAACATTTGCTTTTGCTAGTTTTTGTAAAGATATGTAGTTTCCTCTTGATATCGAACATATCGTTATAAGTCTTTGTAGGACTAGGATATTCCGGGTAGGGCATTTTAATCCTAGTATTATTACTCTTCATGGGCTGGAAACTGATCTTAGTCTGTTTCCTGATGTCTACAGTATTATTAAACTGTAATGCGCTACCATTGAGTATCACCTCATAACCTGCACTATTGGCCTGCACATTTCCTACCTTCTTTTCACCATCTGTGACGACCCAATATTGGTCTTTGATGATTGGTTTTGCGATTAGTTCCGTCATAATTACCTCGTTAAAAGTTTGAATAGGTCATGCTTATGCTTCGGTGACCAGTATTTAGCACCAGGACCACACTCTCCTGAATAACCTCGTTCTGCATAGCAACTCTTATAATCAGCGGGTAGAGTCCTACCTCCCGTCACAGGATTGAAATCGATTTCTACCTTTTTACCCGAGCGTTTGCATTTATACCAATGCTGACCGGGAGTGATCCATGTGCTAGGATAATCGTGCCATGGAACAAAGGCATGAACACAATTTTTACATAACATTTCTTTGTTTAACTTATCAGTCATTTAAAGTACCTGTATATGGATTGTTGAGCCACTTAGCATAACTATCGGCCTGGTCGCTGATCTTTTGCAATTCATACTTGCCACAGAATTTCATGAAATGAATACCAACCTGCGGAGTCGTTTGAGTGCGCACACCTTTAATGATACTAGCATCTACTAGACTTTTGATCTCGTCAGGCTGCGCGGTCAAATCAATAAGCAACTTGTTACGCTCGTACAAGTCTTTGACACGAAACTCGTTGCCGTCAGGATCAGCCCAGCGTTGTAGCATCATGTTATTCCAATTGAAGCCCTGCTTTGTGCGATCACTATATGCTTCGATCAGACCAACCTTGTTCTTGCTACCCTTAGTGCGTACACCGGGATATGCGCTGAACACATTGTCTCCAGCATCACCGCGCATGATCTTCTCAAAGAGATGGAACTGCGGATCACCTAAGAGTTTGGGTTCCTTAGTCTTCTTATCTTTGACGGGCTTGCCCTTGTCATCGAAATAACCTTCGAGGGTGATTAGTTGATTAGCCACACCATTATACTGCTTTACATTATTTGCGATCAACTGAACATAATCGGTATCGCTACTGATGATATAATGTTCGTCGTTGGGATGTAGATGAATGAATCGTGCGATCAAATCATCTGCTTCAGCCCGCTCATGACGCAACACAGAGGTGTTAGTCTTCTCACGAAGGAATGTGGTAAACATATCGTATGTTTCCCAGAACATCTTGTTCTCTTCTTGTTCGGCTTCTGTAAGTGCAGCCTCGGCAACTTTACGATGAGCCTTGTATTGTGGATATACATCCTTGCGCCAACTACGGCCCTCAAGACAGAAAACAACATGGTCAATGCCATATTTGCGAACAACTTGGTTGACACTAGAAAGTGTGAGATGTAGTGCCATGCCAATCTTTTCCCATGTGTCACTATTGCGTGACGCAATGTGCCTCGCACGGAAGAAAGTATTAGCAGTATCAATGAGAGCGTATTTCACAAGCACACCTATTTAAGAGTATAATATGCGTATATTATACTATGTGATTGCGAATGTCAACTGATTTCGGTACGACCGTTACCCAAATCTCTTTGTTGTACTACTCGCATATCTCCGCGGGCTCTTTTTTCCGGATCCGCGGCCTCTTGTTCATAGACTTCTAATGCTACATTACGGCATACAGTTTGAAACCAACGATCTACGATCTCGTTGTCTGTATCTTCTTGCTTGATCTTATAACCTTGCTTGACAAGGTTTAATACGAACTTGTCGTTCCAATCTAATTCAAATGCCCCGTTGTTGATATCATTAGGGTTAATATGAACTTTAGTGATGGCGATATAGGGTTCACCGTTTTTATTGGCTAATTCTTTGGCTGAAGGTTCTTCCTTCTTCCTAGACTTTCTTTCTTTCTTAGGTTTGGGAGCAGCCTCGCTCGGAGGCTGGGGCCTTGGCTCCTCAGTTTTCACTCCCAATAGTTTTTTAATTTTATCAAGCATATGTCTTATATGTATCATAAAGTTTGAAGCTGGCTAAGTTTTTAGCCTTGCTCTCGCACATCATGTCGGCCCATGACCAATGCGAAATTGCCCAATCATTTACAGCATTATTCCAATAGTAATCGCTGTGTGCCCTTAGTTTCTGTTTGTTATGGCCAGATTCTAATAGAGTGGTCAAGCACGGGCGGCTGACACGGCAGGCATCGGGGAGATAGTCTTCTCTACTGACACTATAGTGTATGACAGGGCGGACGCCACGCCAACTATCAATAACCATTTTAATACGGGGATCAGATTTTTCAATGTATTCTCCAGTTTTAATCCAATGATGATGAATGTCTAGCACCAAAGCGAGATCGTTTGCGAGTTCGAGGGTGCTGTCGAGTCCCCACGACATTTCTTCGTTTTCGATTGTGATGGCGTTTCGTGCTTCGGGGCTGAGTCTTGAGATAACTCTTTTGATACCGTCGGGGCCTTGGCGACCACTGATGTGGACATTGATCTTGATGTCCTGAAATTGTTTACCGTACCCCATCCAACGGGCCATATCGACATGATATTCAAATTCCTCTATACTCTTATTTACTACCTCTGGGCGGTCGCTAGCCAATACGACAAACTGATCAGGGTGAAATGATAGACGAACATCATTAGCACGGGCAGTCTCACCAATTGGAGCCATCCATCGTGCTAGACTATCCTGTACATCGTGCCTACGCCAGAAAGGTTTGAATTCTTCCATAGTATAGAACGAAAGCATATCACTAGTGATGCGCAACATGCGTAGATTATGCGGCAACTCTGCTACCTTTTTAACAAGGGCATGAGTGTTCATGATGTTGCGCTTTGCTACATCGATTAACTTATCCTCAACTATCTGCATAGACTTTTGACGCTTTGCCCATGCGTGGGTAGTGCCACCTGTGTTGAGGCCCTCGGTGCTAGCGATCTCACCTTTCTTATTGATCTCTGCCCATTTACAAGCAAAGCCAATGCGCTGAATGTTACTGTTGAATGCCATAATGATAAATATTACTATAATTTTGCGAGAATGTCAACATGGATTTTAGAAAACTCATCAAATTGGTAACCGAGGGTGTCAGCCCATTTAGCAAAGACCTCAAAGTCATGAGCCTTGACCAATTCGTAGATAGCGAAGGTAAGGGCAAAGATGATGTCGATGAAGAGAAATTGGGTGGTGTCACAAGCCGTAAGTTCGATAAAGATGAGTTGACATCATATCTTGACAGAATTATCGGTAAAAGTAAAGAGAAACAGGACAAATATCAGCGTCCATATATCCATAGTGGCAATATTCCAATCGTTAGCGATTCGGGTGAAAAATATGACCTAGATGCCCTTCGCAAGACCTTTTCTGAGCGTCCAACAAAGATTCTCAAGCAAAACGAAAAAATGCAACATAGCGACGGCACATCAAGCATATTCTTCAATGTGGGTCTACCCGCACTAAAAGGTCTTGCTGTTGATGAAGATACCGGAGAATTTATCGTAATCGATACTTGCCCTGGTGCCGGTGCATGTAAGACATTCTGCTATGCTATGAAGGGTGGATATGTTCAATGGAAGGCTAGTAGTTTGGGTAGCACAAGAATGTTGAATTTCTTGTACAATGATCCAGATGGATTCATGTCTATGCTTTCTAATGAAATCAGTGCGGCAGAGAAAAAGTATGGAAAGAAGGGTACTAAGGTAGTTGTGCGTTGGCACGATGCAGGTGACTTCTTTAGTCCACAGTACTTAAAGATGGCATACGATGTCGCTAAGGACCATCCTGATGTAGACTTCTATGCTTATACCAAGATGGCTTCAGTAGCACAAGCAGATCGTCCAGATAACTTCAAGATGAACTTCAGTCAAGGTGCGGCTACTGGTCAAGAAAAGAAAATCGATTTCGTTAAGACTAAGAACAGCCGTGTAGTTCCTAAAGAACTATTCGCTGATGCATTAGAGAAGGATGAGACTGGCAAGTGGCAGTATAAGAATCCACAAGCAGAAAAAGCCGTTAAGGATCGTGTTGCTATCAAATATAGCCTAAAGCCTGAAAGTGTCATCACTTATGATGAGATGATGAAGAAGCCTGTCGATAAAGATCCAGAAGCAAAAGGCAAATGGAATGTTATCGTCAAGCCAGGTGATGGCGATGATGCTGCCAACCGTAATGATGTATTGAGCAGCCTATTGCTTATTCACTAAAAGGAGATATAAGCATTATGGATTTCCGTAAATTATTAGATATTGTAAGTCAAAATTCAAAATTGCCCATTACAGAGGGTATTATTGAAAAACATAAAGGCTTAGTCATAAAATCCTATTCACCCAAAAATAAAGAAGTTTCATTAGCAAATGTTTTTGATGCTAAGGGAAATCCTGATCCAAAACTCTCAAAACTTTTCCCGCAAATAAGTGCGGACACAGAAGAAGAAGCACTAGAATTACAAAAACAAGCAATAGATAATTATTTCACGCAGAAAACAGTCAATACAAAAAATGTATCTAAAATTTATCCAAATAAAAGATTACAAGCAGAATTAGGATTGAAGCCACCAATTTGGACTAAAGTTGGAGGAGACAAAGAATTTTATATTAGTAGAGATCCTAGAGACGGTTTCGTAAAAAGCATGGAATATGAAGATGGGCATGGTTTTGGTTCCCCTGTCAAAAAGAAAGATTTAGAAGAAGCAGGATTTGAGTTGGGTACACGATATAGTGTAAAACAATTTGATACCGGTAGTCCTGATATCATAGGACTCAAATGTGAAGAATATGAAAAAATTCTATCATCAGATGATAAAGATAGAGGTAATAAACCTCTTGTTGTAGTTCAATATGCTGGTAGAAACCTAGATTAGAATATTTTAGACCTTCAATAAATCCTTGAATTCATACATGTGTTTCATGTAACTGCCTGGGTTGGCTAATACGCTAGTAGCAGGATCACCTTTCTTTCGTGGTCCGATCACTACATCAAAGTTTGTTTGGTTGACGATTTTGAACATCTCAACCATATCACGCACACTCTTGCCTACGCCATGACCTAGATTCTCTAGTCCATTTGCTGGCTGTTCAATAGCCATCATTAGTGCGTTACAGATTTCATAAACATGTACATAGTCACGCACACAAGTACCATCTGGTGTGTCATAATCATCACCATGAATAGTGAAAGTGCCACTATCTTTAGCCTTGATCAATGCTGACAATAATCCATCTGGATTGGTTGGTTGTATACCATCCATACCAACAACATTATAAAATCTAAACATAGTATAATCTTGTGGTTTATGCTTTGTACAATATTCTACTACACAGTCCTCGCTGGCGCGTTTACTGATGCTATATGGGTTAGCGCATAGGCTTGCTTGCCCTGTGCTAGCATAGATAAAATTCTTTGTAGGAATCTTGTTCAAAACATTCATAGTTCCATTGACATTAGTGATGTAATAAAGTATGGGCATTGTTTCACTCAAGCCAACATTGACCAATGCGGCTAAATGTATGACAGCATCATATGGATCAGTCTGATCAGGAATAGTAAACAGACGATTGATGTCTACTTTATAGAACTTATCTACCGGAACGATTGGATCATTGATATCCAATCCATGAACCTCATATTTTCCTTGTAGCATCTTGCATAGATGGCTACCTATATATCCTGAACTACCTGTTATTAATACTTTCTTCATGAAAAACTAAACAGGCCTTCGCCTGCTATCTCCTCTTTTGGTTGAAAACTGGGATCTTTTGTCAAGTATGTATTATCATCTGTGTAGATGATATTGAATTTATGTTTATTGGTGAAAACACTACGAACATCATCGATACACACTAATGGCTTTCGTCCTAGAGCATGTATGAATTCATCATACCTTACGGTTTGAAAATCACATATCTTTGCTGTGTTACTATTGGATTGCTTTGATTTAAAATCATTAAAACATTCATTCCATTTATGAAACACATCGTCTTCTATATTACGAAACTTAGATAATACGCCACTATCATACCATGTCTTTGCATCAGGAACATTCTTGTATAAGTCTAACACAGTCTGCGCTATATTCTTTTTATTGACAGTAAAGAAATGATTATTATCAAAGTTCTTAGTCCAGCGTTGATTCTCTAGTACGACAGTAGGCATTTGTATGTGCTGTTCATAAAATGCCATACCATAACTCTCAACTATGCTAGGATTGAATGCCACTCTCGCACTGGTCATGAAGTCAACTTTTTCTTTACCTACAATGCCAGCACGAACATCATATGGTACACCGATCTTTTTCAGTCTATCTTCAAACTTCTTGACACCATTGGGGCTGGTCATGACCTTAGCAGGAAGTTTTGTTTGTTCAATCAAATCAATGAACAATTCGGGATTCTTACCTTCTTCCCAACGACCAACAAACAATACACCCTCGCGAGGCTTGTGATGTTCTTCAAGCAATCCACGCTCAGTAATAGGTATAGGAAGATGGTAAGATGATTCATCTAAATTCAACTGATTATGCTTGCTTTGGGTACCTACAAATATGCCCGGCATTACTAATTGCTGGCGCATCATAGCATTAGTATTATACAAGAATGGATTCTTAGTATCTTTGAATATCTGACTTTCTAAGTGTGTGTAGGCTATGACCTGAATGACATCTTCTAACCCCATAGTACTGCATACTTGTACGCTTTCATAGGTATTACATACGAATGCATCATATAGATTATGCTCTAATGCCTCTACGATAGCATTACGAAAATTAGCCATGCGTTCATAGCAGTATGTGTCGCCATACATGAAGATACTGCTGTGCAATGTATATGGCAATGACTCTAGTGGAGCGATGATATTTGCCTTGAGAGATTTGACAAACTCATTATCTTGTGGCTCTTTATCTGTGATGATATCTACTTTTACATTATGTTCATCCATCAACTCACAGAAACTTTTAGCAAACTGCCCTATACCACCATGTGGTATCAATGTCTGGCTACTTACTATAAAACCTATTCTCTTGATATAAGTTCTCATACATTTCCCTTTAACTTATTTACCAAAAACTCATGCTTATCATAATATCTATATTCAAATACAGGGTCGCCGGGTCCCGTCCACATAGCAGTCTTTTTATATGCATATGTCAACCATAACAGTTTATTAGTGAAATGGCATCTTCTAGGCCAAAACATAAACTTATATTCTGTGCCTAGACTTTTACGATCAAAATGATCCCAACTATCTACTCTATCGTTACTATTATAGAATGGCATCAAGTACCCCACTCGTTTTTAAACAGTGGTACTTGCAGTCTATCACTATAGCGCCAGCCACGCTTCATAGCAGCCAGTGCTACATTCTTTGCATTTAGATTATAAACACTATCAACACCACCGACAGGCATGATGTAAGTGTTACCAGTGAAACCAGCATCTCTGAATTCTTTATCTGCCCTCTCAGCATCTTTGATATCTTCTTCAGTCGCAACTACGAACTTTAGATAGACATGTCCTACTTCTTGATATTGTAAGATATTTTCAGGCACGATAGCATCTTCCCACTTCTCACCACTAGCGGGTAGTTTTGCGCTTACGCTGAATGTGACGCTATCATAACTGCGTGTGCTGAACGGATCACCTTCAGCCCATTCATATAGATAGTCTACAAATTCTGTTTTTAGTTTCTGTGTCCCGTTAGTCTCAAATGTGATCTCCCTGAGATTTTTCATCAATGGATGACTTAGCAATAAAGGAAATTGTTTCTGCCATCCTAGCAATGGTTCACCACCTGTGATGACTAAGTGTTCGTCTCGCCACTCTTTATATGGCAATAATTCTACAATCGATTGAGCCAACCCGTCGATTGATATGCGAGGGCTAAGATGCTTAAATCTAGTATCCCAACTAGCATAACTATCGCAGCCTGTAGTGACCAGGGGTAGTGCGTTATAGTGTGTATATTTTGAAGCATCCACGGCGTGGCGTTCATTAGTCTTTTCTCCTCTAGGCATACCGAAACCATCACAAGTGAAGTTGCAACCAAATGTGCGTAAGAACACACTTGGGACGCCCATATAGCGTCCTTCGCCTTGAATGCTGTAAAAC